GTATTCCTCCGGGTAGGGTCAGAATGGGAGATCGCTGCCGTCCGTGACGGGAGCGGGTTCGGGGGCCGGCGGCTGCTCGGAGCGCAGCACGCGCATGACGGTGAGCGCCTTGCCGACGCGGGCCACGTCCATCGTGAGACTGCCGTTGATCGACTCCTCGGCGAGGTCCGCGTACTCCTTGACGGTGGTGGCGATCCACGCGGCCCCGTGCTCGCCAGTCGCCTCGATGGCGATGGCGCGGCCCGGGCGGCGCACGACGCGGTGGATGCGGAACGCGCCCTCGTACTCGTCGGGGTAAGCGTCGGTCGGTCCGGCGACGGGCGCGTCCGTGGCGGTTGGCGTGGCCGCAGGCGCCTCCTGCGGCTTCCGGGCCTTGCGGACGGGCTTCGGGGCGTCGGCGACGGCTGGCGCGTCCTGGGGCATCGTGGCGGGTTCTGCGGCCGGGGGCGGCAGGACGGCCACGACGTGGGACTGCGGAGCGGGGGCAACCGGGGGGTTGTCCTGCTGACCCATCTCCTCGGCGGTATAGAGCCCGGACAGTTCGGCCGGAAACGCCTTGCGGAGGGCAAGCGCCTCGGCGCACTTGGCGATCATCACGGACGGCATCTTCGGCCACATGCCGGACAGGCTGCCGTCCTTCTTGCGCTGCGCGTACTCGCGGAACAGGGCGACGGCGGTGACCGCCTCCACGAATCCCTTCCGGTACACCCCGACGCGGGCGGCGGCGGGCGGCTCGTCGTGGAGCCACACGTCGGTCCACTGCCCGTCCGTCCCGCAGAACGCCACCGAGGTCTGTCCCGCGTACTCGCCGCTGCGCTGCGCGACCAAGCGGAACCCGTCGATGCTCACCTGCGTCTGCATCACCTCGCGGCCGGCGCGGGAATCCCACCGCTTGACGGCGTAAATCTGGCGAGCGAACGGGTCCAGCCCGGTGCGGTCGCAGACGCTGAAGAACAACTCCATCTCGTCGCGGCTCGCGCCCGCGCACAGGGTGCGGGCGAGCAGCTCGCGCTTCTCGTCATCCAAGCGTGCCAATGCAGTCATTGTGATCTCCTCTCGTGAGTGTTGCGACGGGCAACGCGCCCACCGCTGACGTGGTCAGTATACGCTCGGGTACAGGGTTGTCAAGCCCAGACTTTGACGCAGGTTTCCGCCGTGTCCCCCCATTCCTTGGCCGCGGACAGGATGGCGACCTGCGCGTCATCCACGTACACGACCCCGGTCATGGCGTCGAGGGCGGCTCGGCACAACTTGTCGAGGTCGGGGCGCCCGGGCGCACGCGGCGCGCTCGAGCGCAGCATCCCCGTGCTGGTGTAGTGCGACTTGGGGCGCGGGAACCGAAACAGGAGTTCGACGGCGACCGCGTCGCCTGCCGGCGGGTCGGTCCACGCCTGCCGCGCCGCCAGCGCGAACACAGCGCGATACGGCTTCACTTTGGCGGATGACTCCACGAGGGCGACGCGCCCGCTGCGGAGCCGGATCGCCCGCTTGCTTCCCTGCGGCGCGGCCAGCCCCGGCACGGTGAACTCAATCATCTCGCCTCCTGTGGTTCGTCTCTCGCAGCACGTAGTCGTTCACCCGACGCAGCGCCTTCGCCAGTTCGTGCCGCAGGTACACGACCTCCTGCATGAGCTCGAGCGTGAGCGGATCGTCGGTCATGCTTGCCCGCGTGCGGTCAACGATGTCCTCTTCCGTCTCGCCTCTCCCCGGTTTCATTAGCCGCTGCCCTCATAAAGGATCTTCGTGATGTGCGCGGGCAGGCATCGTTGGCAGAGCGCGAGGTCGGCGCGCAGGCGCAGGATCTCGGCGCGTGCCTCGGCGCGCTCGGCGTTCGCCATCTCGCCCATGCCGGCCCACGTCACGGCGAGGCGGTCGCATATGTCAGCGCCCGGGGGCGGGAACGCCCCGCCCCCAGGCTCTCCATAACACGAAGGTGCGGTGTGCTCGTCGCCGTAGTCACGCACGGATGGCTCCTCTCCGTGCGTCCGCGGCTTCGCGCATGAGTTCCTCCATCGCATCGGCGATCCGCCAGTAGAACGCGGCCTCGGCGCGGCACGATTCGGCGAAGTCGGCGTGCTTGGCCGGCTGCTTGTCGGCGGCGGCGACCTTGGCGTTGGCGCGCTGGCGCACCATCGCGAGGACGTAGTCTGGGTTCGGCATCAGAGTTCCCTTACCTCGTATTCCTGCAACTGCGAGAGCAGCCGCACGTTGCGTTCCTTCGCCTCGTCGCGCTCCTTCCGCAACCGTTCAATCGCGTCGGCGGCTTGCGAGAAAATCGTCGGCCCAGCGATGGGCGTGGTGATTCGCGTGTCGATCCCGGTCACGTTGGCATGCCGTTGCCGCAGTTCCGTCACGATGTCGATGTCGCTCATCGGTCCTCCTTGTTTCGTTCGATCCGCACCGCCTTCGGGGCGATGATGACGATATGGCACTTGCCGATCTGCTTCGGCGTCGGTGCCACGACGCACACGGTGCCGTCCGGGTGGACGAGCGACACGCTCTGGCCGTGGCGCAGCGTCATGGCGACTTGGCCCGTGTTTGTGCTGTCAATCATTGAAGTTCCTCCCATGCGCGTTGCACCACTCGCGGAACCTGTCCGTTGCCGATGCACCGCAGTCGGTCCACCCGAGCGGCCACCCCATGAGCCACTCGACCCATGTCGGGTTCAGCGCCCCACCAACTACCGCATTTAGATTCGGCGACTGCCTCTCCAGCTGCGATGCCGCGCCGTTGTTCTTGCTGTCGTTCACGGTCTGCGTCGGCAGCATCACAGCCCGAGTGAGACTCTTGAACTGCCCGCTCGTTCTCGTCACGTTGTTCGCATCGTCGGCTGTCGGGGTCGGCCACTTGGGCACCTTGCCTTGCGCCTCGCGCACGTCCCGTCCTCCGATGGCGCTTGCCTCCTCCAGCGTCAACTCCCCCGCTAGCCACTTCTTCCGCAGAAGTCGCTGTGTCCCCTCGCACGGCATCATGCTTGCCGTCGGCGTAGGCCAGCACCCAGATCCGGTCGCGCTTGTGCGGGGCGCCTGCGTGGTGCGCTCCCACAACTCCCCATCGTGCAGAGAACCCCAGCGCGGCAAGGTCAGCGAGGACCAAGCCAAGTCCTCGCCGAACAAGGAGTGGGCTGTTCTCCACCCAGACGTATCGCGGCTGAACCTCACCGACAATCCGCGCCATTTCGGACCATAGACCGGATCGTGATCCACCAATGCCTGCGCCTTTGCCGGCGGCGCTGATGTCCTGGCAAGGGAAGCCGCCAGACACCACGTCAACACGGCCTCGCCACGGGCGTCCGTCAAAGGTTCGCACGTCATCCCATATCGGGAACGGCGGGAGGCACCCGTCGTTCTGTCTTGCCATGAGAACGCTGCGTGCGTAGTGGTCGTACTCGACGGCGCAGACGCACCGCCATCCGAGCAAGTGCCCGCCGAGGATGCCGCCACCAGCGCCTGCGAAAAGTGCCAGCTCATTCACGCTCTCCTCGCTTCCACCCCGGCGGCGCGCAACATCTTGGCGACCTCGGCCGACTCAAGCGCCTTCAGAATCTCCTGCATGGGGAAATCGCTCGGCACCTTGGACGGGTGATCCAACGCGACGCCGTCGAGGATGATCCTGAACGGGTGCCAGAACCGCACCTCCCACGCCTCGCGCACGACACTTCCATGCTGGTGGAACCGCTCGATGTCCTCGCGTTCCCACCGCACGTCGAGGATCGCCTCGACCTGGTGATCCGCGAGGTACTCGAGCACAGCGGCGTCGGGGCCGAACAGCGCGTCCGACACTTCGATGGTCACTTCGGTGGAGAGCATCATGCGAGGCTCCATTCGCGGATGAGGCGGCCGTGGGTGGACGGTCGCTTGCTCGGGATGACCCGGCCCGTCCACTGGAACTTGGCGTCGAACACCGACCCGGCCGCGTTCCCGAGGTCCGCGTAGTCCAGGTTGTTGGCGGCCATGAGTTCGGCGACATCGTCGGCCGTGACGGTGCCGTATTCCCGGGCGATGAACGCGGCGAACCCGCGGGCGGCCGCGAGCAGTTCGTGCCGGCGGTCGGCGGCGAGCGCCTTCCCAACTTCCTTGCGGCGCTGCGCTTCGGCATGGTCGAAGAGGTTCACCGCGGCCTCCGGGCGACCACGTCGCGGTTCAGGATGCCGGTGTCGTGCAGGACGTATCCGTGTCCAGGCACGTGCTCGAGCCGCACCCGGAACAGTTTCCGGGCGCGGTCGATGGTGTGGTTCACGTTGCGCGTGGTGCAGCCCCAGTCCCGCGCCAGTTCGGCGCGGGAGCGTGGGGCGCGGTCGAGGGCGCGGACAAGCGAACACACGCGCCTGACGAGCTGTGCGGTGGAGTTACTCACGACAGGCTCCCGTACTCGTCGCCGCAGATGGGGCAACGGTCAGCGGCGGGGCGGTCCTGCTCGGCGCGGCGCTTGATCTCGAGGTCAACCATCGCGAACACCTGCGCCTCGAGCTCGGCATGCCGGCGCTGGGCATCGAGCAACTTGCGGGCCTTCTCCTGCGACTCCAGAATCTCGGCGATGAATCGGCTGCGTTCCATTGTGTCCTCTCGTTGTTGGCGGCCTCGGCAACACGCCTCGGCCGACATGCGTGGTGTACATCGGTGTATATCGACCGCGCAAGGGGGGAACATGAGAAAAAATCAGAAATATTTCCGCCAACATGAAATGCGGGCGAGTGTTGGTAGGGTGCGGCCGGATGGGTGTGAGCATCACGCAGCACCACCCCGGATCGTTCACGGTCGAAATGACCGAGGAGCGCGATAGCAACATCCCGAGTTCGGACTGGGAGCAGTATTTCCTGCTGGTGTCCGACGCTCACATCGACAACGCGCACGCAGATCGCGGGATGTTCGAGCGCCACATGCGGCAATGCCGCGAGCGTGGCGGGCGGTGGCTCTCGAACGGTGACTTCCTGTGCTTGATGCAGGGCAAGTACGACCTGCGTTCCGACACCTCGGCATGTCGGCCGGAGCACCAGCAGGGTCGCTACCTTGATTCGGTCATCAGCACGACCGCCGATTACGTCGCGCCGCACGCCGACATGGCGCTTCTGTTCGCGCCCGGGAATCACGAGACGGCCATCAAGAAGCGCCACGAGACGGACATGAACGAGCGGCTGGTGGAGGCTTTGCGCCACCGCAGGCCCGCAGACTGCCAAGCGTATGCGGGCAAGTACGCGAACTGGGTGCGGTTCCTGGTGCGGAACAAGTCGCGCCGGCAGCTCATCGGCGGAAGCGTCGTGATGTACATGCACCACGGCTACGGCGGCGGCGGGCCCGTCACCCGCGGCACCATCCAGACCTCGCGCATGGCGGTCTACCTGCCCGACGCCGACATCATCTGGACGGGCCACACCCACGACGAATGGATCATGCCGATCCAGCGTGCGCGTCTGTCCCCGCACGGGCGCCCGTACCTTGACCGCGTGACCCACGTGCGGTCGCCCGGGTACAAGGACGAGTTCAGCGAGCAGGCCGGGTGGGCCGTCGAGAAGGGCATGCCGCCCAAGCCCAAGGGTGCGCTTTGGCTACGCTTCTACATGGACAACTTCCGCAATGAGCACACAGGCCAGTCGAACCGCGTGTTGCGGTACGAGGTGCGCGAAGCGCAGTAACTGGCCGTTTCAGAAGGACAGATCATGCCGACTCCCGCTAAGGGCAAGCGATTCGTGAAGGTGGTCCGCAACCCGGAGACGGGGCGCACCCGCAAGGTGTCCTATGGGCAGGCCGGCAAGGCCAAGGGCGGCGGCGACCGCATCAAGCCAGGAACCGCGAAGGGCGACGCATACTGCGCTCGTTCGTTCGCGCAGATGAAGGCGCACCCTGCGGCGGCGCGCAACCCCAACAGCCCGCTGCGGCTCTCCCGTGCGAAGTGGAAGTGCAGCGGCAAGACCTCGAGAGGATGACACCATGGCAAAGCGTGGCCTGTACGCCAACATCAACGCACGTCGCAAGGCTGGCACCAGCCGCCCCAAGTCGAAGTCCACGGTCAGTGCCAAGTCGTATGCGGCCATGAAGCGCGGGTTCAAGAAGTGACCCCGTGCGCGTCCGCATCGGCGGCAAGTACTGGACGTTGAGGTTCTCCGGGAACCTCAAGGACTACGGAAGCATGGTCGATCCCGGCCACGCCGAAGGTCGCCTCATCCGCATCGGGACGTGGCAGGGCGAGCAGGACACGCTCGACACCATCATCCACGAGGCGCTGCACTGCGCACGCCCGGAGCTTGACGAGGCCGCGGTAGACGCGACTGCCCGCGACATCTCGCGCCTGCTGTGGCGGCTGGGGTATAGGCGCAACCCGTAAGAAACTCTTACAGGTTCTTCTTTTCGCTTACGCGGTGGCTTTCGTCCGCCAAAGCGCATACAGATCGGCGAACGATCCGCAACCAAGTTCAACAAAGTGGAACTTTAGTACACCTTATCGGGACGTGTACGCGGGATCACTATTCCTCCCAGTACACACACTCACCACGGCGGTAGTGCTTTAGGTCATCGCTTCGCTTCTCGCTCGTGAAGTGCTTGTCGAAGAAGCGGCAGTAGTTGTTGGGGTACAGGAGGAAGCGCCCGTCCCACTGTTCCACGAGGTTGAGCGGCTTGTGTTCCTGGGGGTAGCGGCTGAACCCATCCGCCCAGTCGATGACGATGCCCGTGTGCCGGCCCGTGAACCCCGGCCTGACGCCGCTGCCCATGACGAGCAGCCCCTCGAGGTAGTGCATATGCACGGCCTCTATGCATTCACCCATCGCGCCCCACGGCTGAAGGTCGCCTCCGCACGGGGCGAACGCGGTTTCGTCCATCTTGAACGCCTTGGGATCGCTCGCGAGCTGATGGAGCGGGATGCCGCACCATTCCGCGCCCGTCTCAAGCAGGACGTGCGCCATCACGATCTGGCCTGGTCGGCAGTAGACCGCGTGCCAGATCCCACGAGTCGTGCCGGCGGGCATGTTTGGCCCGAGTGCAGTGTTGCACACATGCACATACAGATGAAACGGAAGATTGGCGTGGCGAGGCATATGCGATGGTATACTGCATGTGCGGAGATGCGGGACTGCGGCGTGTCGGAGCGCCTAACGACCGCACGGGGATCGCCTGAAGGCCGCGAGGTACGCCGCGATCCAGCGCAACCGTTGGGGTAAGAAGAACCTGCCGCCAAGGAGCAGACCAGGCGAAGTCCGGGTGCTGCTCCATCACTCCGTGCAATCACATGGGATGGCCGTGTCATCCTTGTCGCCAAAGAGCTCGCCCTGCACGGTGATCTGGGTGAGCATCTGCGCGTAGGTTGGGCGGTCCTTGCGGAACCTAGCATCCCGCAGGCGCTCCTGCTCGACCCACCATGCGGCACGTTCGGGCTCGGCGCGGATGACGCGCTCAACTCGAGCTGCACCCTTGAGGAAGCACAGGTCGCAGTTCCCGAATGCAGGATCATCGTTGGGCAGACGCAGATCGAATGGCTGCTCGCGCCAGAAGGCGCGAACATCGTCGGCGGTTACTCCAGCGTCCGCGAGGGGCATGGCGATGTCTCTGGTAGGGTCCGACCGCAAGCGGGCCACGCGGCGCGGCTCATCGGCGCGAAGCCCGATGATGGACGTGAAGTCATCGTGCCCTAGCGATGCCATGTACTTCCGCATGGGGATGACCTTCAGGTCGGAAGTGCAGAATCGAGTGATTGGGTTGGGGAGGTATTTGCGCTTGGCGATCAGGTTCGCAAACGGTTGTCCATCCCGACTGGCCGTGTCGGCCGTTACGACGGCAAACCCACCCGGGCGGTATTCCAGCCATGTGACGTGGCACCAGTGCATCTCAATGGCTTGCAAGAAGTCATACGTGGCGGAATGCTCTCGGCCCGTGTTGGCGAACACCACGTGACCGCCGGCAGGCATCGTTCCGCCCCAGGCATCAAGCACGCGCCGAAGCATCATGCCGCTTGTGCGGCCGCCGCTGAAAGACAACAGGAACGGCGGTTCGACGCGATATGGGTTCATACACGGGAATATACAGTGTGACGAAATCTCGCCCGCTGGAGCGAAAGTGCTACAGATCCGCACAAGTGTGGGCGGTTGTTTCCGATTGCGGGAACGCAGCCGTTCTGTATGCGTTTCGGTGAACGCATACAACTTTTTGGACCGGATGGAGCTGCGGTAAGAACAAACGCGGCCCGGGACTCTCGTCAACCAGGCCGCGCTTCCGGGGGCAAGATTGTCGGGTCGCGCCGCGCTTGGCGGCTCCAACCGCCTCGCCTCGTCAGAGAGGCACGCCCGACGTGCCGAATATACCCCGGAAACAGAACACCCGCAAGCGAACTTGCGGGTGCCTGCAAAGTTTGCTCGCAACTTGGCGTCTGGGACGTTATGCTGCGGCCTGCTATCTCAACCCGGTCGCATTGTACCGCAGGTGCCTTGAGGGGCAACAATGCCGCAGACAGATCCCGGCGCGGTAGGGGATCATGGATGTAGACGCAGGGAAGCGACCCTACCTTGCGCCACCGAAAGGTGCGCTCCTCCACGAGGGCGGCGGCTGGCAGTCCTCCAGCGAAATGGTGAGACTCGTGGCATCGACTGAAAGCGCGGCTCCGTGCGGGCTGGTCGAATGTGGCCCCCATTGCGGGGTCACACTCCCTCTGCGCTCACCATGCAGACTGAAATCAGCGGGAACGGCCCATGCGCCGCAGGAACGCGAAAGGCCGGATCGAAAGCACCTCTTCAGAAATAAACCCTCTCCTCCTCTCCCGACCGTCGTTCCCGCGTTGACAGCCGGGAATGCGTGCCCGTATACTCGTCCGTATGGAGACGATTACATGGCCTGACAATCAGGCGCTGATGGCGGAACTGTGGCCGAAGTGGAAGCTCGAGCCGGCGCTTGCGTCGGTGATCCACGAGAAGTGGTCACGGCTGCACCAGGACAAGTTGCGTGACTGCATTCGTCAGCATCGCATGGAGCGCGACACGAAGCCTGACATCTCGGCGATCCACGCGGCGTACTGCGCCATCACCCCGGATCACACCGGAAGGCGAGAGGTGTTGAGGACGAAGAAGGAAGCCGAGCGCGTCACGGGGCCAACGGACGCGGAGATCGAAGCCTGGGAATATTGGGCACGCGAGATCCTCGCCACGGCCACGCCGGCAGAAATCACAGCGGCCAAGGAACGTGTCGGGCTGATGTCGCTCGAGAAGCCGCGCATCCTCGCAGTCGCAATCGACTGGTGCAGGAAGAATCCAGCGAAACGGTAACTAATACGACCGCGTATACTCCGACCAACGAAAGGACACCTATGAGCTGGTACGTGATTGTGTGGCGAGAGGCCGAGAAGCGTCGAATGGTCCTGAATGTGCCCGGACTTCAGGCATGGTGCGAAAGTACCGTGATCACTCGAACTGCTCCCAGTGGACTTGTCGTAACGACTGAACCGCGACCTGTTGAGCTTGAATGGCTGCTCCGGCAATGGGATCAGACGTTTGGGACCAAGTACCTCGAGACGGATGGCTCGGACACGCTGTGGGGCCATGCCGGCACCGAGTACTCCGCACGCACCACCATCGTCCCCGAACACGCTGCACCGAAGCTCGAGTACTGGGGATGCTGCGAATCGGAAGATGACTTCGACTGGGTCATCGAGCTCCCGAACGGAAAGACGGACTACCGCAAGGTGCTCTCGATCTCGCAGCATGCCGATGTCGGCAAGGCATGGGACCAGGCCAAGAAGGATGTCGAGCACTGGCTCGAGAAGGTCGAGGAGTTCGACACCGAGGAATGGCAGCAGGACCGCGAACGCATGCGGCTCGACTACGCAAACTTCAGGCACTGGGTGACCAAAACCTACGGGGTCACGCCGCCCGATCCTGAACCAATCGGACCGGGTGAACGCGGATTCAGCGAGTGGCTCGGTAAACTGCCGCCATGCGACGGCGGCAACACCCCATCCTCCTTGCCAACATGGATGACTGCCTCCTCGGGGTCATGTACCCCAAGGCCACCGAACGAACGGGTATACCCGTCGCCGTATACAGCGCCGACATGATCGCCGCCCGCCTGCGTGACAATCACAACCTCACGCTCCACGAGGCACGCGCCTTCGTCACCGACAACATCGAAACCAACGAAATGGGACCAGGAACCCCGCGCCTCATCTGGGCAGCAACAAGCGAAGATTTCGGCGAGCCCGTGTGCAAAGCCTGATATACTGCGGGCAATGGATATCCATTCGTATGACGATTTCAAGGCGGCCGTCACCACGGCCGTGGTGTCGCAGGGACGCACCCGAAGCCAGGTCGCACGCGACCTCGAACAGCAGGGCAGGCTCCGCGCACATACCGTGATGTGCCTGCTGTCCACCGCGCCCGTCATCGGGAAGCGCACCGCCACCTTCGACTCCGCCATCACACTCGCCGATGCCGCAGGACTCCGCATCACCCTCACCCCGAAGGAAACCGCCTAATGCCAAGCAAGTCACCCAGGCAGCGCAGAACTATGGCGGCCGCTGCCCACAGCCGCAGCTTCGCCAAGAAGGTCGGCGTCCCCATGTCCGTCGCCAAGAAGTTCAACCGCGCAGACGTGAAGGCAAAGGGCAAGAAGCGCAAGTGACCAAACTCGCGGCCTACGGTGAGAACGGCCGCCGCGTCGGCGAAACACACCACAATGCCACGATCCCCGACGAAGTCATCCAAGAGATCCGAGAGCTCCACGAAGAGCACCGATGGGGCTATCGTCGCATCGCCAAAGCCCTCGGACTCCGCTGGACCACCGTCAGCAAAATCTGCCGCTACCAGCGCCGCGCCTCTCTCCCCGCCGACTGGAAACGCCCTCGTCAAGCGAAAGATCGGCCGGCCGGCCCTAACCAAGGCACCTGAACCATTTGCCAGCGAAGTACTTGCGTGGATCTCCCAAGGCAAGACCCTACTCGCGTACTGCGAACAGAAGGGCAAGCCAGCAAGGCAAACGATCACCGGGTGGTTTGACCTTGATCCAGAGTTTTTCAGTCACTACAAGGCCGCACGCGAGGCAGGCTTCGAGGCCATGTTTGAGCAGTGCGGGGAGATCGCAGACATCGAGCCGGAAACGCCCGTCCAGGCCGCGTGGCGTCGATACCAGATCGACACCAAGCTCAAGATCCTCCGCATGGCAAACCCGGCCAAGTATGGCGAGAAGGTCGCCGTAGACCACGGCGGCGGAATCACCCTCAACGTCATCACCGGCGTCCCGGATGGCGAATAAGACCATCCGCCTCGGATACGAGCCTCGGGACTGGCAGCGGCGGTGCCACCTTGAGCGCCGCCGGTTCACCGTCCTCGCCCTGCACCGACGCGCCGGCAAGACCGAACTCGCCCTCATGGAACTCCTCCACCGGGCGGTGAAGTGCCAGTCGGATCTCGGATTCTTCGTGTACGTGGCCCCGTTCTTAAAGCAAGCCAAGGCCATCGCCTGGGCGCGACTGAAGCAGAAGATCGACCCGTTCATCCGCACCGGGTCCGTGGACGTGAACGAGGCCGACCTCGCCGTCACGTTCAAGTCGAACAAGGCCACGATCCGCCTGTTCGGCGGCGACAACCCAGACGCCCTGCGTGGCGTGCGGCTCGACGGCTGCGTCATCGACGAGGTCGCGCAGATCAAGCCCGAGGTATGGGAGGCCATCATCCAGCCCGCCCTCTCCGACCGCCGCGGCTGGGCGCTGTTCATCGGCACCCCCGCCGGGATCAACCTGTTTAGCGAGCTGTACTACCGCGCCGCGAGCGGCTCCCTCGAGGACTGGTATGCGGCGAAGTACACGGTCTACGACACCGATGCGCTCGCGCCAGACGAGGTCAAGCGCCTCGAGCGTGACATGCCCGAGGCTGCGTTCGCACGCGAATACCTGTGCGATTTCAGCGCAGCAGGCGACGATCAGCTCATTGCGCTCGCCGACGCAGAGAACGCCGCGCAGCGCGAGTACCCAGACGGCGACATCATCGACCAGCCCCTCATCGTCGGCGTTGACCCAGCACGGTTCGGGGATGACCGGAGCGTGATTGTCCTGCGCCAGGGGCTCCGCATGGAGCCGCCCATCGTCCATCACGGTATCGACAACATGGCGCTCGCCGCAGCCGTCGCCAACGTCATTGAGGACCGCGACCCGGACGCCGTGTTCATCGACGCCGGGGCAGGCGCTGGCGTCATCGACCGCCTACGGCAGCTCGGCTACGACGTGACCGAGGTCGCGTTCGGCGGCAAGGCGACCTACGCCAACCTGTTCGTCAACAAGCGCACCGAGATGTGGTGGGCCATACGCGAGTGGATACAGGCGGGCGGCTCAATCCCCAACGACATCACGCTGAAGCAGGAAATCAGCACGCCGATCTACTGGTACG